AGACCGCTCCCGGCTTAATACCGAGAGCTTTATTCATCTTTTCCATGGAGGACATTTTCTTTCTTCTTTGAACTAACTGCATCTTATTCCTCCTGTAATAATTCTTCAACTACCGCCCTATAATCTTTCGTTGCAATACCGTTCTTTGAAAATGCCGGAAGTGGTTTCATTGCCATAGATGCCTTTTCCACCACGATTGAACGGCGGACCGGTGTTTCGAACATCTCAAAGCCGGACTGTTCTTTCATCCACTGTTCAAACTCCAAGGTTGTTTTATTCTTCTGCCGCATGGTGATAATGCCTTTAATATGCAGTCTTTCATTCAGCTCACGTAAATCGTCAAGTTGTTCCTGCAAATTGTAGATTGCTTCGTTCTCAAAACCACCTAATTTCACCGGAGCTATTACCATCTCTGCGGCGATCAGTGCATTAATGACTACCATGTCAAGCAGACGGCCACAATCACAGATACAATAGTCGTAGAGATTATTTACTTCTTTGAGTACCTCTTTTAAACGCTCTGCCTGTGTTTTCTCTCTTTCCAGGCAAAGGCTCATATCTGTCTGCATCAAATAGCCATTTGCTGTGATAATATCAATATTCTCATATTGTGTCTGCTCAATAAAATGCCAGGTATTATATTCTCCACCGACATATGTATGATTTTCTAATAATCCGGAAAGCCCTTCTCCTTCTGGGTCATACTTTCCATATACCTTTGATGTATCCCCCTGCGGATCTGCATCAATCAAAAGCACCTTTTTCCCCTGTTCTTCCCCTAAAATATAAGCGATGGTGTCCGCACTGGTTGTCTTTGCGATACCGCCTTTTGGTGACATAATTGCTATCGTTCTCATAATCCCTGCTCCCTTCTATGCTCTTTTCTTTTCTCTTTGTTTCTGGAATTTTCTAGCCGCTCTCTTTTCACTTCGGTTATAATGCCTTTTCTGGCGGTATGCCTGCGTGTCTGTAACATTGTCTTCGTTTTTTCGAATCTCGAATGTTATCCCTAATTCTTCCTTTAGTGCCTTCGTCATGTCTTCCCAAGTCACATATTCTTCCTGCAGGCATTCTGTTTTTAAATTAAAACGCTGCACGAATCTATCTAAGCGTGTTTTTCCGAAACCAAATTCATCTCTTAGGGTCATCGCTGCCAAAATCCTAACTGTATCAACTGTATTTTCTTTGATTCTTCTGATACTTTCGTCTATTGCTGACGGGCTCACTCCTACTGGGATTCCTGTTGCTTTACGCATTTCAATATCCTGCTTTAACCCTTCCATTCCTTTTGTCTGTGCGATTCTGTACGCTTGTGCCATGCCTTCTAGTCTTAATCTTTCCTCTTTGCTAATTCTTGCCATCTGCTTATAATCCTCCTTAATCCTTTTGCTTTCGCAACCTCGTATATATGTAATAGCGTGTGTTGAAATCATTGTAATAAAGCTTTGCAAATGTGAAATCATATTCCGGGTACCACGCTTTCATCTGTTCTTTGATTATATTTTCATTGCGAACCATGTCGTTCACATAGCGTTCTATCTTTCTATAATTTCCACTCTTTGCCTGTGGCCGCTTATTCCTTACCACTTTTACTTCTGGCTGCTTTAATCCCTGTGATGAGTTCCATCGCTTTTCGGAGCGAATTCTGTCTTTCTCTTTTACAATATAGTTCGCCATCCCAGAAAGTCCATTCTCATCCTTTTCCAGTCTCCTGATCTGACTACGTTTTCCGCATTTCCATGTTTTCTCTACTGTGTCCCGGTCAAGTAATCCATCCATAACAATATGATGATGCCACCTGATCTTGGCATCAGGGTTATATTCCGTTACATAAATATACTTACAATTTGGTAAGCCAAGCTTCTTTCTTCTGTAATTCAGTCTTTTAATAAACCTCTTTACATTCTTTAGTGCTGCATCTATATCCCCATCCGCAGGAAGGTGTTCATCATCGTATGTAAACGTACACCAGAGGTCTTCGTTACCAAAGTTTGCATTGATAAGACGTTCTACTCTCTTTCTTGCATTCTTATCGTTCAGTCTCCCCTGTGCTTCTCTATTACTCTTCTTCACTCTTCCCTCTTCCGGAATATCTTCTTTCTTTCCAAAGATAGGATAGATTTCTACTTCCAACTGTTCCCCTGCTTTAATAGTCTTTAGAGCATAGTTCGTCTTTGTGCGTTTGAATAACTGTTGTGTCATCCATTCTTCCATATCCTCTAAAGATTTATTGTAAGCAGACTCATAGTCATATTCTAAGAAACCTCTATTCTTTTTTCTCTTATCCTTCTTTATCTGACACTTACCCATTGCTTTACCTGCTATTATATATTTCGACCACTTGTTACTATGTATTACGAGGACGGCAAATTTGTTAAAATGCTTTAAAAATCAGTTTCTTTCATGGTTTTTATGCTTGCTTTTCTGTGTCAGATTTGATATGATGAAATTGCTTTTCAGATTATTCTGACATTGGAGAGCATCCGCTGCTTTTGGATGCTCTCCTTTGTTATGCTATTATGTAATCCAGTCCGGTTTCCGCTGCCTTTTTCCTGGCATAAACTACCGCTTCCACATAATCTCCATAAAAACACTCTAATTCCATGTTTGTCCATCTGATAATCTTTACTTTATTTTCTTTCTTTTTATCTTGCATTCCTTACGCTGCCGATTCTTCTTTTTTGTTTATCTCGACAGTAACTTTCACGTTTTCCCGCTCCGCTATAATCGAAGCAATCGTTTCATGCAGCCTTTTTATATTTTCTTTACTCATCTAAACGTCCCCCTTCTTCTCTCGTTTCTAAAACCATTACTTCGCCTACTGTTTTATTAAATCCTTTTGTAAATACTTTTAATGCAAGCTTTCCAGCTTCTTTATTATCTTTATACATCGTATCAATTGCATGCCTCACAGCTATTCCAATGTTTGCGAACATCTCCATTCCCATTCCCGCTTCTTTTGACAGATTTATCGCTGTTGCAGTTTCGTAGTTCTGCTCTACTTTTTTTGCGGTAATCACCAAAGCCACATCTCCCTGTAAACATTCCGGCTTTTCATTTGGTTTGCTATCATTTACAATTATCGTACTAAACATCGTTCCTCCTACTTTCTTCTTTCCTTTGTTAATAGTTACATCACACTTCTAATCCCTTTGTTTATCAGTTACTCCACTCTGCATTATTACGGGGTTGTGACCGCCTGGCATCCCTGCCGCCTGCATTAGAGTCTCCCGGATGCTCCGGGAGTGTTCTTATTCTTTTATATCAATGATAATCTTGTTGCTATCCGTCCAAAGAAATCCTTTCATTTTGGACAAATAGTATGGGTATATTCTGTCCTTCCACCATTCTCCCTTTGCCAGAATTTTATGCTGTTCGTTTCTGATGGTTAACTCCGTATCGTCTTCAACCATTGTTGAAGCTATTAAATTTATCACTGCCTTTTGCATATCTTTTCATATAACCTCTTTCCAATTTTCTCGACCGCTTGTTCTTCGCTATCTTCCGTTATAGAAATCTCGAATATAGGTCGCAGTTCTTCTTTTGCTTCCTCTGGTAAGCTTTCTTTCAGGCTCTGTACAATCATAGAAAACTCTAATAGCTGGTCCAAAACCGTTTCTTCAAGTTCTACACTCATTGTCCTTGTATCTGCTTTAATCATTATTTTCTTCTCCTCCATATATCATCCGAAATATTTCTCCAGATAATCTCCAATCATCATCCACAGTCATTCTTTCACCTTCTCTTCTAACCATTTGATTCCCACACCATTCCAACGAATTTTTGGGGTCAATACTGTTGATCTGCTCGTCTTTAATACTTCTTTTCCTGTTTTATCTGTGTAAACGACAAAATCTGCCTGACTTTTCTGTGCTGTATATGCCACCAATTAATCCCTCCTGGTTGTCTTTCTTAGCTTATGAATATTTTTTTTAAAATTCTTCTCTTGCTAATCTGTTTAGATTCTCCCGAAATTCTCTGTGTACAAAGTCCGGTTCAAGGTTTCTCCTGGATGCATATTCCATGAGATTTTCCCAACATTCTTCCGCTTCTTTTTTAATAAGCTGTTTTTCAAAATTAACATCAAATGGGACATTCAACATGCTTCTTTCTTCTCCTTTAAGAACTTAAGTACCTTATTCCATTCCTCGCTTTTCTCTTGTAATACTTTTCCTAATTTAAACATTATTTTCTCCTTCCTCTTTTCCATTTTTCTCAATCTGTCTTCTTATTTCTTTTCTTAGACCTTTAATACAGCAAACCGTTGCCGCACCAATCTTTACATTAAACCAGCTACATTCTGTACAAAGCTGTCCTAAACCGCCTGTGTCACAACACGCTTTGAAGTCTTTCACCATTTCTTTTGACACATGTAGTCTCACTTCTACATGCGGTGCAGGAAAAATTTTAATTGTTTTTTTGAACACTTTTCTTCCTCCTCTTTAATTAATTCTTCAAGATATTCCATGCATCTATCATATTTCTTCCTGTCTTTATCAAAACGTAAAGACAAGTGGAACGTTTTCCCCCATGGCCACTTCTTGTTTTGTATCTCCTCTTTTCTTGCAGCGAATACACTCATTCCATAGTTACTAAAGCTAAAGGCAACCACATTTCCTTTGTGTTGTACCTCGATTATTTTTTTAATCAAAGTCAAAATCTTCTCAGTATTTATCACTTCATTTTCCTTGACTTTTTTTCTCATTATTTTCACTGATGGATATATACGAACTTCTACATGTGGTGCCGGAAAAATTTTAATCGTTTTTTTTGACACTTTTCTCCCTCCTCTTTGATTAATTCTTCAAGATATTCCATGCATTCGTTATATCCTTTTCTACTTCCCGAACGGAAAATTATGTGAAAAGACACATCACACAATCGTTCTTCGCCTTTGAAATATTTTTTCGGTTCTGCAAATACACTTATTTCTTCGTTATTAAGATAAAAAGAAACATGTTTTCCTTTGTGTTGTGCTTCAATCACCTTTTCAATCAAAGCTAAAACTTCCTCCGTCTCTATTTGTTTTCTTTTTATTATCGTTCTCACTCCTTTTCTAAAACGTTTTCAAGACACAGATAAAGAAGCATAAAGGTTTGTGAATACTCAAAACCTCCAATTATTTTTCCTGTTGCTTTGAATACGCTACACAAGATGAGCGAAACCAATATCAGTAATATGTCTTTTTTCTGCATTTTCTCTCCTCTTCAATCGTCAGTCCTCTAGTTCAAAGTTTTCTTGAAGTTTGTG